GCTCGTTTGCAGCGGTGGGCGTGCCGGCATAGAACCAGCTGGTGATGTTATCATCGATCTGGTTCTGCAGATCTCCCATCTTCACGACAGCATTCGAAAGCCCCTTGGAGATATCCGATAGCTTACTGTCTGTGCTGCTTTTGTAGGCAAACAAGCGCTTCAGCATATCCTGATGGTATTTCTCGGAAGTATAGGCGCTTTCCTGCAGCAGATTGGTCGTGCCCATGTTGGCCACCTGCCGGTCAGTCAGGGTGCGGCGGGTCATGCCGAAGGTGAACTCTTTCTGCGCAGGCTTTTCCAGTGGCTCCACTAGTTTTGTGCAGAGCATCACGGCATCCACACTGTGCGGTGTGCTGACAATGTGGGAGTACATGGCAAAATCCAGCCGGTCGGTGTCGTAGCCTGCATCCACAAAATCCACCGCCCGGATGACGTAACTGGTCTTCATTGCGTAGTTCTGCTGCAATGCCTGCACACCAGCGGCAAAGGTGTCGTTGGCGCTGTCTGTGTCCAGCTCTACAATGCGGGTAATGATGCCGAACTTCTGCACGGCCGTGTCGTTCTGGATCCAGCCCTCCTGCAGGTTATAGGAGTAGCCCGAGGCAGGCAGATACTGCGCAATGGTGGCGGCATCTGTTTCCATGATGCCCCAGCGCTCCTCGTGCTTATCCTTGGAGGTGTCCCGCCACCACATAAGCTTGTAGTACCACTTGGAGGTGTCCACCGTGTGCTTGTTGCCGATAGGGTAGATGCGGGTGTACAGGTCGGTGGCGTCGGTGGTTTCGCTCAGGTTGAGCAGATTGCGTCCGTACTCGATTTTCTGGGCGGTCTGCCGCTTGGCTTCCACTGCCTGATCGCAGTAGTTCAGCACGTTCAGACCGGTGGCGGCGTCAAAGCTGCAATAAAAATACCCGCCGAACACCTTGAGCACCAGCTTGTCCAGAATGTCCCACACCTTGCCGTAGTCCTCGCCAACACCGTACTGGTCGGCATCGCCGAACTGCACCACAAGGTTGCCCAGCGCCGCCGTAACGGTGCCCAGCTGGAAGCATTTCATCTTGCTTTTCACCTGATCGTTGTGTGCGTCGATCAGGTGCTGCAAAAACTGGCGCAGGTTGCCTTTGTAGTTGAAGGGCGTGATGGAGGAATCGTTGAAGTAACTCAACGCGCCCTCGCAGTACACCACCCGCCGGTTGTAAAAATCGGCCTCGTGCTTCAGCACTCGTCCGCGCCAGATCTCTTTGCCATCCCGCTGCACCTGCACCACCGTGCTCAACTTTTGCAGCATATCGTACTGTGCATGATCCCGCGTCATGGTAAAAACAAGGCTGCCGCCCTTGCTGACCTCGCGGGTCAGCTTGGGGGACAGCACCAGCGCCTGCGGGTCGTTGGGACGATAAAGCAGCAGCTTTGCGTCCGGGTTTCCGTAGGGGTATGCGTAGATCTCGTACATATCAGTTCCCTCGTTCGCTCAGCACCGCCAGATCGCCGAGATTATTGTTCACGCTGGGGGTGATAATGCGTCCCACCTGCTCGCCGTCAAGCGCGATCACGCTGTTTCCGGCTTCTGGCAGATATTTCGCCACCACGCCGTAGAGCCGCTCCATCTGCGCCTGCATCTTGGCCTGATAGGCAAGCATGGCGTTGTTGTCCGGGTTCATGACATAGGGGTCGGTGCGATAATCGTAGCCAGCAAAGGCGCGCTCGTTGCCGTACCAGTAGGCGTCCTGAATGTCCTTGTAGGAGTGCGCCTTCTGCGTGCTGGTGGTCTTTTTGCTCTTGCCGAACTTTGCAAACAGTGCAGCGCCCAGCGCCACAACACCCGCTACAATGGCCACGATGGCGGCGACTTCCGGGTTCGACATGATCAGTGTGCCAACCTGTCCAAGCGCTCCGCCGATGCTCTCTACGATCGTGCCAAGGCTGCCCATGCTCCCGGCAAGTCCGGCAATGTTCGTGCCCGCGTTGGAAACAAACGTACCGATGCTGGTACCCATGGTGCCCAGCACGCTCATGATCTTGCTGCCGACGTCGGAGATATCCACGTTCAGACCGTTCAGGATATCCTGCACCCCGCCGTCCTTGCCCAGTGCATTGCCCAGACCCTTGGCAATACCGTCCGCGATGCTGCTGCCGATATCCCACGCCTTCTGCGAAATGTCGCTGATCTTATCGCCCAGCGCCTTGTTCAGCTGCTGGATGAGGTTCAGCCCGAAGTCGTCAATAAGCTTCTGGCTTTCCGGTGCAAGGCCGTTGTACAGGGTGGACAGCACCCACTGCCCGATGGACTTCCAGTCCTTGCTTTTTACGGCAGAGATCAGCGTGCTGAAGGTGCCCAGCACGCCCTTGTCGGCTTCCTTCTTCCAGCCCTGCACAAGGCCGGAGAAGTTCTTGGAGGAGGCTTCCTCCAGCGTTTTTGCCACCTGCTCGGTGCCGTCGGCGGCGATGGTCTTTACCTCCTTCACCGTGCGCAGCGCACCGTCAATAATGGCGGTGTAGGTCTTGGTGATGGTCTGTTTCTGGCTTTCGGTGCCGTCGGTCAGGGTCTCGGTCACGGTCTGGATGGTGGCGCGGATGCCATCCACCAGCGTTTCGCTCGTGGAGGTAACGGAGGAGGCAAGCTCCCGCACCGTTTCCATGGTCTGCTGCACGGTCTTTTTGCCGTTTGCGCCGATGGTGGTAACGGTCTTGATATCCTTCAGTACGCCGTTCACCAGCTGGCGGCTGGTCTCGGTGATGGTCTGTTTCTGCTGCTTCTGACCGTTGGAGAGCACCTCGTCGGTGGTCTGGGTGGTGCGGGTGACCTTGCCCAGCACCTCGGTGACAGTGTCAGCGTAGGAGCTGACCACAGAGGCCGCTGTGGCGGTCTTGGATGCTGCCGCAGCGGCTGCGCTCCCGGACTTGGTATAGGCCGGGATGGCAATCTCCGCCATAGTCTGGGCGCTGCTGCCAAGGCTTGTGTTGGAACTTGCCCAGCTGGCAGCCCAATTATCCTGCTTGCCGCTGGCGGTCTCGGCCAAAGAAATACCGGCAGTGACAGCGGTGGCGGCATTGCTCACCACATTGCCCTTGCCGGTCAGACCCTTGATAAAGCCTTGTATCAGGTTTTTGCCCCACTTCACCGCCTGCGCGGGCAGGCTCTTGATCCAGCTCAGTGCGCTGGAAAAGCCGCCCTTGAAGGCGGTCAGCATACTGGAGCCCATGCTCTTTACGCCGTTCGCCACGCTGGTGAGGATGTTCTTGCCGATGTTCAGCCAGTTGATGGCAGAAATCACCGACAGCACCGCCTGCAGGATCTTCTTCCAGTTGGCCAGCAGGGAAGGCACGGCCTGTATAATGCCCGCGATCAGCTGCACGATGATGGAAACACCCTGCGCAAGGATCTTGGGCATATTGTCGTTGATGATGCCCGCAATATTGATGATGATATCCGGCACATAGGCGATCAGCTGCGGCAGACCGGCGATCAGGCCGTTGAGCAGCTGGGTAATGCAGTTAAGACCTGCATCCACAAACTGCCCCGCGTTGGCGCGCAGCTCCTCGGTAAAGGAGAGCAGCTGCGGCAGGGCAGTGGACAGAAACGCCGGGATGCCCTGCGCAAAGCCTGCTGCCAGACTGCTGACCAGCTCCGTGCCGGTCTGGAGCACCTCCGGTACAAGGCCGTACACCAGCTGCGGGATGCCCGCCAGCACATTGCCGATCATGGGCAGCAGGTTGCCCTGCAAAAAGGTGCGGGCGGTATCTGCCAGCGCCTGCATGGGCGCGGTCAGGTCTGCACCGGTGCTCCAGTCGCCCAGCACATTCTGCGCCGCCGCCTTCATGGCCGCAAAGCTGCCAGTCAGGGTAGTGGCGGCTTCCTTTGCCGTGGTGCCGGTGATGTCCAGATCGGTCTGGATGACATGGATGGCGCTGTACATATCAGCCAGATTGCCCAGTTCATAATGCACGCCGGAAAGTTTCTCTGCATCGGTCAGCAGCCGCTGCATCTCTGCCTGCGTGCCGCCGTAGCCTAGCTTGAGGTTGTCCAGCATGGTATAGTTCTGCTTGGCAAAGCCCTGATAGGCGTTCTGGATGGACGCCATGTCAGTGCCCATCTTGTTGGCGTTGTCGGCCATGTCCACCATGGCCATGTTGGCCAGCTGCGCGGCGGCGTTGGTATCCTTGCTCACGCTGGACAGCAGACTGGCGGCAAAGCTGGTGGTCTGCTCCATGTATTCGTTGGCGGACAGACCCACCGTCCGGTACGCCTGTGCGGCATTGTCAAAAACAGTTTGCTGGGACTGCATCAGAGATGCATATTCGTCTTTGACGGCATCCACCGATTTGCCCACGGACTTGGCATATTCTTCTATGCTGCGTCCGCCCGCACCGAACAGCGTTTCGATGCCGCCGATGCTCTGCTGCAATGCGCCGCCAAGGTTCAGGGAATCCGAGATCATCTTGCCGATGCCCGCAGCAGCGATCACCTTTTTCAGGGTGCCCACCAGCTTTGTGCCCAGCAGCGTACCGGCGCTTTCACCGGCAGAGGACGCCTCGCCGCCCATGATATGGCTGATGCTGCCCTGAATACCCTCGGCAGAGGGCACGATCTGGACATAAGCCTTTGCCAGCTCAATGCCGTTTGCCATCTGGTTCACCTCCTTCTGCGGCGCGCATCGCCGCCTCAAATTCCTCGGGACTGTCAAAATATTGCACCGGGCTGTCCTCGGATTCTGTTTCTGTCCTGCCCAGCAGGGTGTTCAGGATGGATGTGGGCGGTTTCTCGTCCACATTCGCAAGCCGTCCGATGCGCCAGCAGATGGCCTGCAGGGTGTCTAGTCCAGCCGCCTGCAGGGTCTGCGCAAGGGTCAGTTTCTGCCCATGCAGCACCATCATGCTGCGGCTGTCCGGCGGCAGACCGGCGGCCAGTG